GTGGCTCCTCCACCAACAGCACCCCAAGCTCCTGCAGCATATCCTTCGAAAGAACTACTATCAGTATTGTACCTAAACATACCGTTAACTACAGCAGGTGTAGAACCACCAGTCGGACGTTGTGCATCCGTACCTGCTGGTAATCCTAAAGCATTTGTGCCGGTCATTTTATTAGAACCGTCCAATGCAACTTTAGTTGGGTCAGCTGCTGAGAAGACACCGTCTGCTGTTATCAAATTGATTTTATCTTCGATAGCTGCACAAGTGGCTATATGTACATCACTATCTAACCAAGTTTCAGAACTAGTAATCGTCTCAGCATTATCGTTCCACATACTTGTAACTAGGCCTTGAGTCTCCTGGGATACATACAATGTCTGGTTAAAGTCATTGTTTAAATCCTGTGCTCTAATAGCAGAACCAGAGAAGAATTCTCCTTGTAGATTATCAATATTTGTATCACGATAAACTCTTACTGCTACTGAAGTTTTAGGTGCTCCACTAGCTTCTTGTGTACTAGTTGCACCACTTGAGTCAGCAGTGAAATTAATTTGGGTAGCGTTGGCAAATTCGAAATTTGTTGTATCGACCTGATTAAGGCTTACCTTTACATCAGTGTCTTCTAAATATGGGAATGTGAAGGAATACAGTCTGGTGGTACCGTTTCCTGTATAGTTATTTTCAATTGTGTATGCCATAGTTACCTATTAGTCATCTCAAGTAATTGTTTTGCTTCATTAAGTTGGGTGCGGCCTAATTCAGGATTTCCTATTGTATTATGTCTTGCCGCTTGTGTCTTCTGACGAGCCCTAATTAATGCTATTACTTCAGGACTACTCCTCATCTCAGCCCATGCTCTTCTTCTTGCCTGTTTAAATATATTATGTATTAATTTATTATGCAAATAATCCATAGGATTCTTTTGTTTGAATCCACTCATTAAGTCATATTCCATCTCAATTAGAGATTGTATAACTCTCGGATCATCTGCTAATTTAGCTAACTTAGCTTCTACATTTTGTATTCCTATTTGTCTTTGGAATTCAGATCTAATATTATTATTATCTGCTAAAGAAGTACCATCAGGTGCTGTTAATGTAGATACACGAAGATCGTAGTTACTATTCATTAACAACTGCCTACCTTTAGAACCATCAAAGTTCAAAGATATAGGACTTATAGCATTATACATTCTAGTTAGTGGATCCCAATCACGTATTGGTCGTCCAGTTAATATATCATACTTAGTTGGTAATGAACTAGAACCTGCGAATGATTCCATGTATAGGTTTCTGTTTCTAATCTGATCTGCAAATCCAGAGTTTAACTCCTTCATATGAGGATTGATAACTTTACCTATTTCATTTCTAAGTCCAGCGAGAGGTATCTGATTGTTCATTAAACCTGCCGCAATCTTCTCTAACTTCTTAGGATCTTTACTGAATAAACCAAAGAGTTGTTGTATACCTTGTAGGTAAGTTTTAGTTACCATACCTTTACTGATAATCATCGCATGAGAAAGTAAACCTTGTTCAGCCCACTCATCTCCCATTAGTCTCTGGTTATCACCTATATCTGCTACTGCAGCTAATACGTTAGAGAATGGTTCAAAGGCTTCATACCCGACCCATACATCACCTAACTTAATAGAACGTGGAACCCAACCTGCTGCTTCCCATACACGACGTGTAGCAGGGTCAGCCGGTCCATTACCTGTCAAACCACCAGATATATACTGTTGACCTGCCATGAATATAATACTAGATCCCATAGCTAAACGACCAGTCTGTAGGGCTTTAGCATTCATTAAATCTTGAGGAGTTTCGATACCATACTTAGCTACATTAGTTAGATCATCAGGTTTAGCCCATGCTATATCGTTAAATTCTTTAACTAAGAAGTTGAATCCAGGTATATGTTTAAATGATAATTCTAACCCATTAATACCAGTTCTAGCAAATAGATAGAATGGTTTTAACATAGGTTGTTTGTTAAATACATCATCTAAAGACTGTCCTAATGGACCTAGATCTTTAGTTAGAGTAGCTTCTCCTCTGGCATATTTAAGCATACTATCATTAATACCACCAGTTTCAGGATCAAAGATTTCATTATATAACCTACCTTCATATTCTTTGATTAGAGCAGGAGTGACATCAGGTACTACACCTGACTTTTGTGCATCAAATGCTGCCATCATTGCCTTCTCTTTAGCTCTCATCCTTGCTAGGATCATAGTAAAGGCGTCATCAGTTGCAGCCATTAACTTAGTTGAATAAGTAAGGAAACCATTCTGATTAGCAGAACGTGCTAAATTGGTTACACGGAATGCTGCTTGTTCTCCTGCAGTTCTAGTAGGATCTTCAGCCCAGAATCTAACAAGATCCCAGTGTTTATCACCTACTGTATATTCAGCATATCTTGATTTAATTGTGGATAGATCACCTGCCCAGTAACTATTCAATCTACTAAAGAAGTATTCAAATGCTTCTGGAACTGCTTGAACCATAGCATTAGCAGTTGCCAAGGATTGCTTTAACATGGAAGTATCTCTAAACCCAGACCCAGCGAATTGCATAGCACCTCCTAGGGACTGTGCCATAGGACGTGTGAACACAGCACTACCTGTACCCATAATTGCTCTAAGAGGAGTCTTAGGACCACTTAGGATACTATGTACCATGACACCCTGAAGTTCTTTGATCATCTGTCCGGTTTGTCTCACACCGGCAGTTTCACCTCCCATTAACTTCTGTCGCATATAGGTATCAAAGTCCTGCCAATTACTGATCTTATTGGACATTGAGAATGCTTCTAATACAGCATGTAAGAAGTCATCTGTAGGATCCAGTCTTGCAAGATCCAACATCATATCAACTTGTCCTTTAGTATTAGTGTGTAAGTCTGTTAGTGCTTGATTAAGTAATTTCTTACCACCACGTTGTGCTGCCATTTGTCCTGCAGCTTCACTTAATAAGAACCTCGCTCTCTTTGTTTGTTCAAGTCCTACAATAAGATTATCTCTTATATATTTCAGCGGACCACCTATATCGTCTAAATCAGCTATACCTATTAACTCTCTAGAGGCAATAGCTCTATCACGTAGTTGTTTGAATAATGATTCTTGTATTAAATCACCAGCTATAACATCTTCTACACTCCATGATTGGAATTCACCTTGACGGTTCATAACATCAGCTTGTATTGGTCCCCAGAATTCTTCTGGAGTCAATTCACCAGCATTACGTCCACCAAGTACTTCTTGCATTCTTGTGAAAGCATCAGTAAATCCTTGTTCTAGTCCTTTACCTTTGGCTTCTAAATCACCTATTAAAGCTTGGAATCTAGGGTCATTGGACATCTCTTTTACTACTGCAGGCGTCAAACCTTTAAGACCTGATCCATTATTAGCTACTGCTTCTGCTGCAGCTGGAGTGATGAGACTATCAGTAGATCCTAGTTCAGCACCAGGTTCTTTATCTATACGTCTCAAAGAATCACTTATATCCCAGGCACTAGCAGTTGAGTTAGGTGATCCCTGCCAAGGATCAGAAAGAGGTTTGTTCTTATGTGCTCCAAAACCGTCTTCACCTAGTTCTACTTTTGCCTTTTCAGTTATTTGATTACTTATACTTTCTGTACGTTCAGCTGTTTTACGACTAGATCTTGTTATATTAGATTCACCTGGAGGTGTCCAAGATCTAAACTTACCACTACGATCTCTCTTTTGAACTAGAGCCATTTGAACTATTTGATCTTGAGGTGATAATTTATTAAAATCTATACCTTTGTTAAATAGTTTTTGTGTAGTTACAGCTCTTAAATTAGCATCTACAATCGTTCTTGCAGTTTCTTCTGCTTTAATTCTTCTATTAGTATCAACTTTATCAACCTTCTGCATAGTATGTCGGTCTGTTTTTCCGACTACTTTTAGCTTACCTCTTCTACGAGCAATAGCTTGCCATGTAAAGTCAGCAATTGTACCAATACCAGCACCTTCAGCAACGTTTTTAACGGTCTTTAATGCTGGATGATCAGCATCATTAGTAGTTAAAGGGGTATCGATAAAGCCAAATCTATCTCTTAGTACCTGTAATCCGTTAGCATCTTGAGAGTATTCAGAGAATGTATCAGATACAACACCGACTGAAGCACCTTTAATTAGAGTGTTACTACTAAGTAGTGTAGCACGTGTTGCAGCTCCTACCATACCAGTAGCTTTGCCAGCTCTTCCAGCCCATCCTAGGACAGGTATAGCCATCGTACCGAAGTGTACACCACCACGTAACATACCACCCCACCAAGTTTTGGTTATGGGGTTCAGACTATTACCTAATGGATTCCAGTCTGGTACATATCCTTCTTCTTGTTTAGCTTGTTCAGCCATCTCACCAGTAGCCATATCAAGGATACGTTCTGGTGCGGTTAAGATAGAACTAGCAGTGTCTCTAACACCACCTACTAAAGCATTCTGTAATTCTTTTACATTCTCACCTAAACCGAATTCAGATGCTTCTTTAGCAGAGTGAGAGTCTTTTACTATAGCATTACGTTGTTCTTGTTGTTGTAATTTAAGTTGTTCTTCTTCTTTAAGTCTCTTTTCTTCTGCAAGTTGATTCTCGTTGAATTCATCCGCAGATTGATTCATTTCGTTATATAGTTCTTCATCGAAATATGAATTAGCCATTATGCAACACCTCCCCAAAGAAAGTTAGAATTGTAGTAAGATATTTCTTTGGTGGGTTCAACGTGTGGATATTTACCTGGTACCTTTAAATGATCGAATAATATTTTTTGTATTGCAGGAGTCATTAGAGAATCAGGTTTTAAATTGGAGTCACCGTAGGCGTTTAATAGTTGTAAACGTGTGAATTCATATCCAGTGGCAGTTGAAATTTCACCACTTTCTAATAAATTTATTACTTCACCTACTGTTAGTTTTTCTATATCTATATTAGTCAACACGCCATTACTATCTTTCGCATCATACTCCCCTTTTTGATATTGAAGTTTCTGAAGATCTAAGTTAATACCTTCATTATCAACACTAACTCTAACTGATCTTGTATCACTAGGAAATCTAACGAGGTTATTATTCTCACCTAACTTTTGATTGACTTTGACTTCCATAAGAGGTAAGTCTACCCTACCACCACTTTGAAGTACAGCAGCCTTTTGAGGTGAGATTTGAGCATGCTTAGCAAATAATTGAATAGAATCAGGGATTCGATAACCTGGTGGGAATGACTTACCACCATTTCTTTCCCATTCTTTAACCATGGCCTCTACATCTGATTGTAGCGCCTTTATAGGTACACTAGGATCCCTACCATTAGCCTCAAATTCACTTCTCACTTCAGTATGTTTAGCATTGCTTTCTGAGTTTGCAATTGTCGGGAGCTTATAATCACCTCTTTTGACTTTCTCTCGTATTTTAGCTAATGCATCTTCCTGAGCTTGCTCTTGTGGTATTCCATTAGTTAAATTATTCTGAAAAATATTTATAAAATCCTCGTTAGCTTTTTCTGTAGTCCAGACCTTTAATCCACCCTCTTCTCCAGGAGCTACGGACTCTATATAGTCATTAACAATACCTTTAACAACTTTTTTACCAGATGTTACAAGAGCTGTATTAGGAGCTAACGCACTTCCAACTACCTGATTTTCGTCTCTGAAATGTTGTCGGACTGTAGGTGATGCACCTTGTATCATTGCCTCAGTTAGTTTTCCACCATTAGCTATTCTAAGGTTTTCTAACCAAATCTTAGCTGCACCATCATCAGCGTTCTGACCATTCAGGAAATTAGATACCGTTTCCCAAGGGTTTATCTTCGTCTCTGTATGAAACTTTTGACCCATTTGAATAATATGTTCTGTAGGAATCAACGCACCATTATTAGCTTCGGAGTATTCCCGAGCAGCTTCTATAAGAGAAGTTTTGAATTGTTTCTTATGACCTGCGATTTCCTGTTCTTTAATTACTTCTTGTTGATAAAAAGCCTTTCGAGCCTCACCTACAATGTCAAATTCTGCTAAAAATCTCTCACCTAAGAATTCACCATAAGTCTGTTTCTTCTTAGAATCAGGATCCATTACTGTATCTAAAAATTCTTGAGCAGCATCTGTACTCAATAAACCTGCTGCAGCATCTTTCTTTAATTGAGCAAAAACTAATCTCTTTGCATCACCAGAGGGCATCCATTTAGAAGCATATGTAAACGATTCTTGTACTGCATTATATAATTCTCTAGGTTCACTTTTATAATGTACAGTTAAAGTGTTCCGAAGATTAGTAACAATAGCTCGTTCTTTAGACGTTACCTGTTTATCCGCAAAATTTACAACATTCTGTGTTTGATATTTTATGATTTGTGGAGTTATATATTTAGCAACAGCAGCTCTGTTAAACCCTTTAAACATCCCTACAAGATTAGCAACGTTTTGTTTATCTATTGCCGCTTGTATTGCAACTGCCTCACCTTTCGGCCATTTCTCAGGTTCAGCTGCTGAGAATGATCCACCTAGAGCTTCTATATAAACTGGGGTATTAGCAGTACTTGCAAGATAAGCTGGTACCTGACTAGCGTAATATTGTAATATTAGTCTCTGTTTATGTGGTCCAGTTCTCCAAGGACTTAATCTGGCTTCTAATCTGTCTAAATTATCTACAGTAGTTCTTTTTTCTTGGAAAGCTTCACCAAATTCACCTTGTAGTTTACCGTCTATTCTCTCTGCTTCTTTTTCTGCTTTATCAAAGTTTAACACCTCTTCTAATGTATCAATATCACCATTCTGGAATGCTTCTTGGAACTCTATTAAAGCATTTTCTGCATCTCTTGCATCCTTTGCTTTTGCATAACCTGCTGCATAGGTTTCAAGAGTTTTAGATAACTTAGTTGCTCTATCTATTCCTGACTGAGCAATATATTCCCATACTTGGGCGTTATGTGCGTCAACTGCCTTATATTTATCCTGTTCTAATTTTAAATTAGCAAGACCTAACGTTTCTTGACGTGCAAAATCTTGCATTAAACTGTCACGGTTAGCTCTTCTTTCAGCACTTAGATCAGGTAATTTAAGTGGTTCAAATTGACCACCTTGGTCGAAGGTTTCAAATTCAACCTTAGCTTGATATTTTTTAGGTTCTGCCATTATTAAAACCCGAACCCTTGACTAAGATTAAACATTGAAGAACCAAACGATGAAGATGAAGATGAAGGTGCTATGTAACTTGATGTACCTTTAAGTCCTCCATAATTCATAATACCACCAAATAAGTCACCCATAAAGTCACCGGCACCGTAACCAGGTACTGGCATTGCTCCACCTGGAGCTTGTAAATTCGGTGTACCACCACCAGCAAATCTTAAAGTTGGTGCTATAGCAACCCTACTCCAAGCATTCATATCATGTTGTTCATGCTTCATTGCAAGACCAGACATTCTAGCTTTAGAAGCTCTTTCAGCACTCATCAAGTTTCTTGCTAACATTTGATTTGCACGTCCGAATTCACCTATTGTATTTATCATATCTGCTCTTCTTCTAGACCTACTATAACCTGACCCACTTCCTCTTGACGCACGTGCTACACCTGCAGAACGCATCAATTCTTTTTGCATTTCATTTCGTTTAAATGCAAATTTATTGTACATCTCTTCAGATCTAGCTGACTCAGCAGCAAAGGCAACATTCGCAGCTTTGTTGTTTAAAGTTATCTGATCTTTATATTGATTTAAACTCTTGTCATAATCGGAAATTGTCTGCTTATTATAATAATCAGCTGACTGTTTCGCCATTTCTGCAGAATAAGCAGTTTGAGCAGCTTGATTAGCAAATGCTCGTTTCTGTTCATTAGCGGCATGCGCTGCTTGAACCTTTGCAGCATTTCTTTTACTTTGTCCACCAAAGAAACTACTGGCCATGGATAATCCAATTGGCAGTAAGTTGATATTCATCTCTACACCAGACTCAGCCATCATCTTTTGAAGTGGCTGATTTTGACCTGGTGGTAGCATATTCATCTCAGCGTCATTAATAGGTACGCCTAAGTCATTAAACATAATTTATCCCTCCCTGTTAGTTATGCACGTTGATAGAATTTTTTGTTATATTTTCCTTCCCATGTCATTCCTAACAGACTGACTGGTAGAGGTGTGTCCCCTATTATACTGAGTGAAATATTTTCATTACGTTGAAATACTGGTATATTATGTACACTTTCAGCGGCCATTGCAACGTCATTTGCTGTATATGTATACGGCATGATTGCACTGACTGTTTGTGATCTGTTTGGTATACCAGTTAAATTAACGTTATACTTAACTGGTCCACTAAGACCTGTTGAAACTTTAATACGATGTATTATCAGATCTGATGTATAATCATTTTTAGATTGTCCACCAGCACTACTGTTTACATATAGTTTAGGAAGGTCAATCGTCATTGTATATATGTATCCCATAATTAGGTTCTTACCTCTGTAATCACCGTCAATATCTACATACTGATTAGGTGCTGAACCTGCAACTGTAGGGTATAATATAGCACCAACTGATGCTTCAGTAGCACCAATAGTACCACCAATATAACCACCTAACGCTACAACAGCTAATGTCTTACCTGTATGATGTGTAAATGGTAAGTAGACTCTGGTTACATCTAAGACACCAGTTGAAGGATATATTCTATATGGATTAGTTGCGTACATGTCCATACATACATCAGTCTTTTCACCTGTAGTTAAAGTTAAGAAACCATTATCACTAGCTTGTCTAAGGTCAATAGAGTTAACTGATACATTAGTACCATCAGATATCACTGCATAGAATGTACTAGTATCAAAGAATTGATCAACTAATGTACCTGTTAAATCCCATTTATACCATGTAGAAGCTTTTCTTCCCTCCACATTTTGAAGGAAACGGTATTGATATAGAGTACTAGTACCTGTATTACCAAGTGAAAGCATACTCATACCAGATGAGGCAGTTACATTATCAATAGTAGAAGGTACAAATTCAGGTACAATACCTGTTGTATTAAATGTACTTGGAGGATCAGTTGTACTAATATTAGCTATTTCAAATAATCTACTCCACAAAGGAGTCTTAGATATAAACGCTAATGAAGATCCTAGATCTACGGCAGGTACATTTGTGTCACATTCGTAAGCAGATAATGTATTTACTTTTGCTGTATCAGGACTTAGTATGTCTGAATCAGTTGATAATAGGAATTGTTCATTCTCACTGAACATAACTAAACCAGCACTTGTTGTCCTAACATAGTTAAGGAATACAGGTTTAGTTGAGGATGCTGATATATCAATAGGATCATCTGCTACTGAAACCTGTGCAGAACTAGCAAAGAAATCATAGAAGGATCCTGCCTTACTAAGTATAACATTACCACCACTTAAGAATCCAAAACGGTTTCTAAAGAAGAACATATTTCTAATAGTAGACCCTACAAATGAAGGCATAGGATTAGTAAGATCATCTCCTACGTCTCTATTCTCCCAAGGAATTGGTCTAAAATGAAATGTTCCATCTGATTCACGTGTAAGTACGTGGGGCATAGTTAATGGATCTAACTTATATTTAAGATCAGGTGCGTTAGTTTCTTCCCATGCACCAGGCCCAGAAGTAGTATCGTTTGATGTTACAAACTTAACCCACATATCATCAGCCTGAACACTCTCACTATTAATTATTTTAATCTTAAACCCATTCTGACATTGTGTAGGTAAGCTACTTATATCTGATGCTTTATCTGTAAATGCATATATAGCACTATCTGATGGACCACCTGAAACCTTAATAGATGTTACTAGTGTTACATGTATACCACCACCAACAGCAGTAGCAACACAACTTGCAGCCGCACCTCCAGCTCCATTTATATTAGTTACTAAGTTTGCAACTATTGTAGGAATATCAGCGTCACCTGCTGTAGCGTCTTGTACTGATGTATAACTAATAGTTACACCATTTAATATTACTTCGTATTTAGAATTATAAGCACCTATATAGAGAACAATGAAAGCGTCAGTTCCTAAAGAATCTACATAATCAGATGTAGTAGCAACTGTTCTTGCTTTATTTAAAACATAAGTGTAATCATTTAGTGTGAGTAATTCTATATCATCTGCAGATGCACCTCGTAAGTAACCTTGATGAGGAATACTAGCAATAGCACATGTATTTAAATCTTGAATATAACCACCTGAACCTGAACCTAAAGCAGTTGCTTCAGCAGACACAGCACTGTTATATGCTGTCTGCGCTGTGTTCATATTGTTAGTAGCTGTTGTTAACTCAGCTGCTGAATTAGCTGCTACTGTAGTTTCTATTAATTCATATACTCTCTTCCCTTCAGATGCAACGGTAGGATGTTCGTTTGTCATCTCTAACCCTGCTTTATAAGTTAGTGCTATGACTTTAAATGTAGCATTACCTCCACCACCTGACACTGTTATTACTTCATCAATCTTATATCCAGTTGTAGCAGTTGTACCTCCTGCAGTTGCGATTACAGTTAATTGATCTATAACACCACCTGTTACGGTGTAGGTTACTGTTAAGCCAGTACCATCACCACTTGAAGTTGTAGCTGCTGTAGTTGCACTATACCCTGTACCACCACTGACACGTTCTAATGTAAGAACTGGTCCTGAGATAGCACCATCAGACATACTCTTGACATCTGCTATAGATGTACCAGAGTTCCATTTAAGTACAGTCCAAGTATTGTTAATACCTGATTTATATATACCAGATTTTATTTCTTCTTTAACAGTACCTTTCAAAGGATCATAATCAAATTGTGTCTCCCAATAAACTGCACGGGTTACAGCTTGACCGTCATTTGTTTCAGCAAATATTGCTTGTTTAGTATTTAAGGTAGATGCTTTTATATTAGTATCAGTTACTGCAGCATTATAAGTATCTAAATCTGTTTTTAAATTAGTGTATGCTACATTATCCTTACCAGGACCACCACTGTCATCTCCCATATCAACAACACGTGGACTTCCGTCTGTTAAACTCCAGACTTTAAAAGTATTACTTGCAAATTCTCCTACATATTTTTCATCTTCATCTCTTAGTATAGAGAACCATTTACCATAAGCTTCAGTTTTAGTAACAGTAAGTGTTATCGCAGCACCTCCTCCACTACCTAAAACAGAATCAGCAATGGTTAATGTGTCACCTACGACATAACCTTTACCAACATTTGCTGCACTGATACTTAAACTATCAGCAGTAGTTGCAAAGGTGTGTTTAGTAACTACAGTTAAAACAACTGCAGCACCACCACCGCTTCCAAGTGAAGAGTCAGCTATACTAATAGTTTCACCTACAGCATAACCTGCCCCACCTGTTTTACCATTTCTAGTATCTAATTTAACAGTAGGTTTTCCAGCTGAGTCTACTACAACTTCGAAGTCAGCTCCTGTACCAGAAGCGCTACCACCTGCGTTAGCGACATAATATGTACCCGCTGTTCTGCTGCTATCTGTAATACCGTTGTGTGTGAAAGTTGTAACTTCTCCATTAGCTAAAACATGTACGTGCCATTTAGATCCAGAACCTGAGCCGCCTGTAGCAGCTACTGATGAGTATCTTCCTACAGTACGACTTGCATCACCTACACCATTATGTGTCAATGCACCTACAGTAGTGTTTATATCTTCAGCATCGTATAAATTACTTACAAATTTACCACCTGGTCTCTTTAACATACCTAAAGCATAGTCAGGGTATGTGTTTATAGCATCTTTAAGTTGAGTGGGTACTTTCTTCTTATCCGGTTGTTGTGATATTCCATTTAAAAAATTTGGAATATGTTGTGAAATTGTACTCATCGTTGTAATGCAGCAAATGGTTGGTAGCTATTATGATAATCTTCGGCATCTTTCCATCCAAAGATTGAATAGTCACCTTGTGCGGTTTCGTATTCTAAAGCAGCGGCCTTAGTATTTAATTCATTCTCTTGTAATAATGCGTATATAGCTTGATCACCTACCATTCTAACAGCACATAGTCTTGATGCTTTAGCAGTCATATAAGCTTGTATAGCAGGGGGTACATCACTGAATTCCCAGTACCATATAATATCACATGTTAATTCACGTGGATCATCACCATCTTTCCACTCATATGTATGTTCATTCCTGTCGTATAAGAAACCACCACGTCTTACAGGATTGAAATCATCATAATGTTGATACTTATATGTATCTATAGATAAAGCATTAGATGGGTATTCAATTTTAAATGTAACAGCATCTGCTGTCAGTTTATAGTGACGTTCAATGTTGAAAGTCCAGCCTTCAGCTTGTACAGTTTTATTAACTTCTCTTAATGTATTAAGAGCTATAGAAACTTCAGGGTTTTGT